GGTAATTCGGACCCCGTTTTCTGTGTACACAGCGGTGCTGGACGTTACTGAATGGCTGAGAATTACGACGACGTGCTCGCCCAGTTGCGCGACGCTGGCCTTCTGGTCGACAGCCTGCAGGTTGGCACCACACGCATGGTCCGCTGCAAAGTGGAGAGTGGCGGCCGAGAGAAGCGCGGCTGGTACATGCTGCACGAACTTCAGACCTCGAGCGGTGAACTGCTCATCGTCGGCAGCTACGGCGTGTGGCATGGCAACGACAACAGCGCATCGAAGATCGAGCTGCGGAAGCGCGACAAGGAATTCTCCCAGGAGCAACGCGCCGCGCTGAAGGCGCGCATCGCCGAAGATCGCAAGAAGGCTGACGCGGCCCGCGCCCGCGAAGCCGAAACAGCGGCCCGCCGCGCCGCCACCATGTGGGCCCGCCTGGACAACGACGGCGACTCCGAATACCTGCGCCACAAGAAGGTCGGGGCGCACGGCTTGCGCTTCACGCCTACCGGATCCGCGGTGTTGCCGCTGCTCGACACGGCCGGCAAGCTGCACGGCCTGCAGTTCCTGCGCACCGCCGCCCAGGCGAAACTGGCCAAGCGGCACGCCAAGGAATTCTGGCCCTACGGTGTTGCGAAGAAGGGCCACTTCCACCTGATCGGTACACCCGACTGGGTCGTGCTGGTAGCGGAAGGTTACGCCACCGGCGCCTCGTTGCATGAAGCCACGGGCTATCCGGTCGCGATCGCCTTCGATGCCGGCAACCTGGGCCCAGTGGCCGCCGCATTGCGCAAGCGCTACAAGCGAGTGCAGATCATGATCTGCGCCGACGACGACAGCTTCACCGACGGCAACCCAGGCGTCACCGCCGCCAGCGCCGCTGCGCTGGCCGTGTCCGGTGCCTGGGCAGCGCCGCGGTTCGCCGATGAAGAAGCGCGCCAAGCGAAAAACGCCATCCAGGGTCACAAGCTCACCGACTACAACGACCTGCACGCGCTGGAAGGCCTGCACGTCGTCCGCACCCAGATCGAAGCCCGCCTCTCGGAATTGCAGTGGAACCGGCCGTCTCAGAAAATCGCGGTCAACACCACCAGCGGGGGCGAGGGGAACGCGGCAATCCGCCCATTCGAATCCTACGATGAGCTGCTGAAGCGGTTCGCGCTGGTGTACGGGCAGGGCGGCACGGTCTTCGATCGGCAGGAGCACTGCCTGGTCACGCTGTCCGACATGCGCGACGCCTGCGTGCGCAAGGACGTCCACCGCTTCTGGATGGAGCATCCGAACCGCGACATCGTGCGAGTGACGGAAGTCGGCTTCGATCCTGGCGGCGATGACCCGCAAGTGACCTGCAACCTGTGGGCAGGCTGGCCAACGCAGCCGAAAGCCGGCAAGTGCGACAAGCTGCTGGACCTGCTGTGGCATATGTGCAGCGGCGAGTCGAATGCCAAGCAGCTATACGAATGGGTGCTGCGCTGGATCGCGTATCCCATCCAGCATCCCGGCGCCAAGATGAAGACCACGCTGGTGCTGCATGGTCCACAGGGCACCGGCAAAAACATGTTCTTCGAAGCGCTGATGAGTATCTATGGCCAGTACGGCCGGATCATCGACCAGTCCGCCATCGAGGACCGCTTCAACGACTGGGCCAGCCGCAAGCTGTTCCTGATCGCAGACGAGGTGATCGCGCGATCCGACCTCTACCACGTCAAGAACAAGCTCAAGGCCTTCATCACCGGCGACCGGATCCGCATCAACCCCAAGAACATGGCGGCGTATGAGGAACATAACCACGTCAATGTGGTGTTCCTGTCGAACGAAGCGATGCCCGTGGTGCTCGAGGAAGACGACCGCCGCCATGCGGTGATCTGGACGCCCGAGAAACTGGGCGTCGAATTCTACCGGGAAGTGATGGCGGAGATCCGGGCCGGTGGCGTAGCAGCGCTGCACGACTTCCTGTTGCACGTGGAGATGGGTGACTTCAACAACGGCACGTTGCCGCCTCAGACCGCGGCGAAGGATGAATTGATCGGACTGGCGCTGGACAGCCCGCTTCGTTTCATCGACCAGCTGGAGTCTGGATTCATCGACGGTTTGTTGCCGCGGCCCGCGCCTGCCAGGGAATGGTACGAAGCTTACAAACTCTGGTGCCATCGCGACGGTGTGAGGGCGGCGCCTCAGCCCAAGTTCCTCAACGCGATCGAACGCAAGCGTGGTGTCAAGTCGCTGTACAAGCGCTACCTGATCAATCAAACCACGCTGGGGCCGCACGCGATCTTGATGCTGGGCAGGACAGATCCAGGCGAAACGAACGAACGGATCTTCCTGGGCGATGAAACCGTCATCTTCCGCGCTGCGCTGAATGACTACCGGGGGAAGGCATGACCGCCGCTGTCGGCCATGTTGTCTATTGGCGGGGAAGTGTCGCCTATCGTGTCGGCCTTGAAACCCACGCCATAGCTGGGTTGTCGGCTATGTCGGCCTATCCACCTACGTACGTGCGCGAGAGAGAATTTCTATCGGCGCACAAATGCGCCTCGCATGCGTATAGGGCATGGCCGACATTGACGACATGGACGACACGCCGCGCTGCGCGGGCTTCTTGCCTGTCGGCTATGGCCTTGCGATTGCTCGACATGGCCGACAGTCGCGCACGCGCACGCGCAAATCCCCTTTTTGCTTCGTTCCGAAGGAAGGGAAAGGGAGGGAAGGCCGATGGTTGAGGCCGCTCGCGTCGTCACCGGCAAGCAGCTGGCGCTGTTGCTGAACTGCAAACCCTCCTACATCACCGAACTCAAGCGGCTGGGGCGCCTGGTGCTATCCGAGGACGGCAAGGGATACCTGGCGGCCGAATCGGTCGCCCTGTACGAATCCACCCGCGACCCCAGCCGTGCCGGCGTCAGCGCCCGCCACGCCGCCAACCGCGCCCGCACCGCGGCGGCGGCCAACACCCCGGCAGACTCAGGGCGGGAATCGCCGGACGTTGGCGAGCCGTTCGATGAGCCGCTGGTCACCGGCGACGCCAAGCGCCGCGCCAAGGCGCTTGCCGACCGCGCGGAGTGGGATGCGAAGGTCGCCGAGCGTGATTACCTGGTCAGCATCGGCAAGTTGCTGGATGCCGGTGAGGTGGACCGCGCCCTGGCCGCAGCCGGCACCACGCTACGTACCGCCCTGGAGCGCATGGTCGACGTGATGGCGCCGCAGGTGGCCGCCCAGGCGGATGAGGTCAAGTGCCGGTCCTTGCTGTGGGATGAGGTGGCGCATGCCCTTGAAGAGATATCCCGGGCGTTCCGGGATACGGCAAAGGCGGACGCCACATGACGTTTCGCAATCTTCTCACCGCGTTCTGTCGCAGGGCATTTAGCGGCCGTGCTTTTCGCACAGGAGGCTTCACCAGCGCAGCCGCCAGCCCGATCAGGGAAGTCGAACGTTGCCTCGGATGTCAGTCATGCATCGTCGCCCTCAACTGCGGCGCTGAGCTATGCGTGTGTGGTGTGTGCGGCTGCTACTGGAGCCGTAGCAAGCCATGATCCCCGCCGCCGCCCCACGCATCGCCACCGTCCTCGCCCGCGCCCTGCAGCCGCGCAAGCCGTTGTCGGTGTCGCAGTGGGCGGATGAGAACCGCTTCCTCTCCAGCAAGGGCAGCGCAGTGCCAGGGCGCTGGGTCACCGACCGCAACCCGCCGCTGCGCGAGCCCATGGACTGCATGTCGGCGCGCAACCCCGTGCGCGACGCCGTGTGCAAGTTCCCCATCCAGTTCGGCAAGACCGAGATCGCCAGCAACATGGTCGGCTACACCATGGACTACGACCCGGGTCCGATCATGGTCTGCCTGCCCGGCGAAGTGTCGATGAACAAATGGGTGGCGCAGAAGCTCAACCCGATGCTCGACGAATCGCCCGCGGTGCAACGCGCCCTGACCAGCGTGGCCAGCCGCGACAGCGCCAACCAGCGCACGTTCAAGGATTTCGCTGGCGGCCAGCTGTACCTGGAACACGCCGGCAGCCCGAAGCGGCTCAAGTCGACCACGGTCAAGAAACTGATCGTCGACGAGATCGACGAATTCCCGGAAGTCCTCAGCACCGGCGACGATCCGGTGAAGATGCTGGAAGGGCGCACGTCGGCATTCCCCAGCAGCTACAAACGCCTGTACATCAGCACCCCGGGTATCGCGGGCATCAGTCGCATCGACAAGATGTGGGAGCGTTCGGACAAGCGCCGCTTCCACGTGCCGTGCCCGGACTGCGGCCACATGCAGCCGCTGGAGTGGAGCGGCCTGCACTGGTCGCCCGATGCCAAGCACGCCTGGTACGCCTGCAGCGAGTGCGGCGTCTGCATCGAGGAACACAACAAGACCGCGATGATCGCCGCCGGCCGCTGGGTTGCGGAAAATCCTGACGCCGCCATCCGCGGCTACACCATCAACTGCCTCTACTACCAGTTCGGCCTGGGCCCGCGCTGGGTCGACCTGGTGCGCGAATGGCTGGAAGCGCAGAACGATCCGGCCAGCCTCAAGACCTTCATCAACGACCGCCTCGCCGAGACCTGGGAAGACCCGGCCATGCGGGCGGTCAAGCACAACATCGTCGCCGACCGCGCCGAGCCCTACCGCCTGCGCACCGCGGTGCGCGAGGTGCTGGCCATCACCGCTGGCGTCGATACCCAGGACAACCGCCTGGCCGTGCACATCGTCGGCTGGGGCCGGGGTATGGCGGCGTGGACGCTCGACTACGTGGAGCTGCCCGGCGACCCGGCAGACGACGGCGTGTGGGTGCAGCTGACCGACCTGCTCAACCGGCCAATCGAGCGCGTCGACGGCGGCGCCATGCGGATCCTGTCCGCCGCCATCGATGCGGGCGGCCACCGCACCGAAGCGGTGAAGCATTACGTGCGCCAGCGCATGATCACCCGGCCCATGGCCATCTTCGGCGCGGTGCCCAACAACGCGCCGCTGCTGTCGAAGGGCAAGCTGGCCGATGTCAACTGGCGCGGCCGCACCGACAAGCGCGGCATCACCATCTACCACGTCGGCACGGTGGCGGCGAAGCACTACCTCTACAGCCGCCTGTCCAGCGATGCAGACAAGCAGGCCGAAGCGCGCCTGGTGCATTTCAGCGAAGACCTCACCGCCGATGCGGGGTTCTTCCCCGGCCTGGTGTCGGAGATCTACAACCCGGTCAAGAACCGCTTCGAAAAGCGCGTCACCCGCAACGAGCCACTGGATACCTGGGTGTACGCCTACGCCGCCACCCACCATCCGGAACTGCGCATGCACCGCTACACCAAGGCGGACTGGGATGCGCTGGAAGCGCGGGTGGCGCAGGCGGAAGCCGTGGTCGTGGATTCCCGTGAAACATCGGCCTCTAAATCAACCGTCATCGGAACGAAGGATTCCCGTGAAACGCCGCCTGCCGCGGCGCCAGTTGCCTCGACTGCCCAGCGCTCTGGCTTTCGGAGAAACTGGTGAGCCGTCACACCACGAAGCGCAAGGTCCTGGTCGAGCAGCTGGTCGACGAATTGTCCATCGGGGCCGCCCTGCGGTTGAAGCGCGATGCCGATGAAATACACGACGTGGTGCGTGCGGTGGTGGAGTACCTGCGCGAGGAATACCCGGCACAGGAGCTCTACATTCCATCGTCTGTGCAATGGCCGGTCGATCAATTGCGCGCGGAACTGGCGTCGGGCAGGTCCGTACGGGCGATCTGCAAACAGTATCGAATACATAGGACCACGCTGTACCGCGTCATCGGTGAATAGGGGTGCGTCACTTTCCCCTAAAAGTGACGCACTGACTTCTCCACGATGTGCTCCATGCGCATCGCCCCCCACTCCCGGACGCCCTGATGGCCTACACCCAGGCCGATCTTGACGCGCTCGACCGCGCCATCGCCAGCAGCACGCTGGAGGTGCAGTACGCCGACCGCCGCGTGAAATACCGGTCGATGGACGAACTGCTGCAGGCGCGCCAACACGTCGCCCAGCAGCTCTCCCTGAGCAACGGCCGGCGCGGCCATAGTCGTTTCGTTTTCGCCACAGGGCGGGGCGACTGATGGCCGCGCCGGTAACGATCCTGGATCGTGTCATTGGCTGGTGGTCGCCGGATGCCGGCCTGCGTCGCCGGCGTTCGAGGGCCATGCTGGCCCGCGCCTATGAAGGCGCCGCCCGTACCGATGGCTGGCGTCCACGCCGCGCCGGGGCCAGCGCCAACACGGACCACGCCGCCGATGCGCGTGAGCTCCGCATCCGCGCTCGCGCCCTGGTCCAGAACGTTCCCTATATCTCGCGCGGCCTGCAGGTGCTGGTCAGCGCCACCATTGGCACTGGCATCGAGCCGCGCTTCGATGGCGCTGATGCCGACAAGCTCAACCCGCTGTGGGCGCAGTGGAGCGCGGTCGCGGATGCGGATGCGATTTTCGATCTCTACGGCCTGCAGGCCGCCGCCTATCGGGCAATGGTCCAGGACGGTGAAGTCCTGATCCGTCGCCGCACGCGCCGGCCTACGGATGGCCTGCCAGTGCCGTTGCAGCTGCAGTTGCTTGAAATCGACTGGCTGGACGGAAGCAAGAACAGCACGGCCAAGGTCGGCAACACCATCATCAACGGCATCGAATACGACGCGCTGGGGAAGCCCGCGGGGTATTGGCTGTACGAACAGCACCCGGGCGAGACCCGCGGCTGGTTCGGCCGTGCCGGCGCCAGCAAGCGTGTGGATGCCTCGGACATCATCCATCTGTTCGCTCCGACCCGACCGGGCCAAGGTCGCGGTATCAGTCGGATGGCCTCGATCATCGCCCGCACGCGGGACCTGATGTTGTACGAGGACGCGGAACTCCAGCGCAAGAACCTGGAGACTCGCCTCGGCATCGTGGTGTCGGGTGATGCGGAAGCGCTGAGCACCGGAATCACTGCCTACGGCTCTGCGGTATCGCCGAGCGATCCAAACAGCGATCGCAAGTATGGCGACCTCGGCGTGTTACCGAGCGGCGGCATCACCGAAGTGATGCCCGGCCTGAACATGACGACGGTTGAGCCAAAGCCCGCCGGCGGTTATGTCGAGTACTGCAAATTCAACCTGCACCTGATCGCCGCCGGCTTCGGGGTTCCCTACGAGTCGTTGACCGGCGACATGGTGGAAGTGAACTTCTCCAGTGCGCGAATCCGCCAGATCGAGTTCCGTCGAGATACCGAGCAGGAACAATGGTTGGTGGTCATTCCGCGCATGTGTGAGCGCATCTGCGGATGGTTCATCGATGCCGCCACCCTGGTCGGCAAAGCCAGCACCAACGGCAAGCGTTCCATCGATCACAGCACCCCGCGATGGGATTACGTGAATCCGACGCAGGACGTTGCCGCCGAAGTTCAGGCCATCGGTTCCGGACTGCTCAGTCCCTCCGAAGCGCTTCGCCGCCGTGGCTACAAGCCCGAGCAGGTCTTCGCGGAGATGGGCAAGGACTACCAAGCCATGCAATCCAGCGGAGCTCTCGACCTGATGCGCCTGCTCATGACCAAAGGCGCAGGCAATGCGCCTCAACCCGATGACGGCACCGCGCCGAAGAAGGACTGACCCATGCCGCAACCCAATACCCAGCCCAGCAATGTCACGCGCCTGATGCCTTCGCAACTGATGGAAGCGCGTCTGTTACCCGAGACCTACAACGCCGAGACCCGCACCATCGAGGTGACCTGGGGGAAAGGCGTCCGCGTCCGCCGTTTCGATTGGTGGGAAGGACGCTACTACGATGAAGAACTCTCGATGGAGGCCGGCGCGGTCGATATGTCGCGCCTGGAATCCGGCAACGCTGCTGTCTTGGCGGATCATGGGACCTGGTCGATCCGCAATCAGATCGGCGTGGTTGATGGCGCGACGATTGTGAGCGGCGAAGGCCACGCCACGCTTCGCCTGAGCGAGCGCGAAGATATTTCCGGCATCGTCCAGGACATTCTCGCCAAGATCATCCGCAACATCAGCGTCGGTTACACCGTCCAGCGCTATCAGATCGATGAAGCCCCTGGCGAAGTCCCGGTCTATCGCGCCGTGGAATGGCGTCCGCACGAGATCAGCTTCGTCACCGTGCCCGCCGACGCATCGGCCACCACCCGTAGTTCACCCGAATCCGCGCCGGGCGCTTCGCCCTGCGTGTTCACCCGCGCCACCTCGGCGCAACCCACCCCGGAGCCCGTCATGCCCCAATCCGCTACTGCAGCTGCTGCTGCCACCCGTGCCGCCGCCGAGGCGGATCCCGTGAACCTGACGCCGGCCGCTGCTACGGCACCGACCGCCGCCGAAATCTCCGCGCAGGAAACGCAGCGTTCGGCAGACATCGTCGACCTCTGCGCACGCCACGGCCATGCCGACCGTGCCGCCGACTACCTGCGAGCCGGCCACAGTGTCGACAAGGTGCGCCAGTTGATCCTGGACGAACAGGTCAACCGCGACACCGCTGCGGGTGGCCACGTCAACCGCGTGCAGGCCGGAGCGGATGAAGCGGACAAGTTCCGCGGCGCCGCTTCCGACGGACTGCTCGCCCGCGCCCTGATCATCAATCCGACCACCAAGAGCCGCTACGCGGTGGACGGCGCCAACCCGACTCGCGGCATGGCCCTGCGCGAACTGGCGCGCATGTGCCTCACCCGCATCGGCGTGCGCACCGAAGGCATGTCCGCGCTGGAGATGGTGGGGCGCGCCTTCACCCAGAGCGGCAGCGATTTCCCGATCCTGCTCGAAAACGCCATGCACAAATCGCTGCAGGCGGGGTACGCGATCGCCGCCGATACCTGGCAGCGCTGGTGCGCCAAGGGCACGGTCAGCGACTTCCGGGCGCATCCTCGCTATCGCGTGGGTAGCCTGGGCAACCTCGATTCGTTGAACGAGCTGGGCGAGTTCAAGAACAAGGCGATCCCCGACGGCGAGAAGGCCAGCATCACTGCCGGCACCAAGGGCAACATCATCAACCTGTCTCGCCAGGCGATCATCAACGATGACCTCGGGGCCTTCATCGGCCTCGCTTCCATGCAGGGTCGGGCCGCGGCACGTACCGTCGAGTCCGACGCCTACGCGCTGCTGGCCAGCAACCCGACCATGGGCGACAGCGTGGCGCTGTTCGATAATGCGCACAACAACCTGGCCGGCGCCAGCGCACCGACCGTGACCACCGTCGATGAGGCCCGCGTCAAGTTGGCCGGCCAGAAGGACATCAGCGGCAACGATTTCCTGGACCTGCGTCCGGCTGTGTTCCTCAGCGGCCTGGTCTATGGCAGCACCGCCCGCGTGATCAACACCGCCCAGTACGACCCGGATACCGCCAACAAGCTGCAGAAGCCGAATATCTGCGCCGGCCTCTTCCGCGACGTGGTGGATACGCCGCGCATCACCGACACCAAGTGGTACCTGTTCGCGGATCCGAACGAGGCGCCGGTGATCGAGGTCGCCTTCCTGGAGGGCGAAGACCAGCCCTTCCTGGACCAGCAGGACGGCTTCACCGTCGACGGTTCGCGCTGGAAGGTCCGCATGGACTACGGCGTCGGTGCCATCGACTTCCGCGGCGCGGTCCGCAACGGCTGATTCCTCCCGCAGCCCGTAGGCGACTACGGGCTGCAACCCCATAGGCTCAAGGAGCACGCGTCATGGCAAAAAATTTCGAATCGGATGGCTCCGTCATCCAGTGGACCAACGGCACCGGCGCGACGGTTGCGTCGGGTCAGGTGGTCAAGGTCGGCGGCGGCACCCTCGGGGTCGCCTTGGTCACGCTGGCCAATGGCGCGACCGGCAGTGTCGCCGTCGAGGGCGTATTCAACAACGTGCCGAAAGTCTCGGCAGCGGTCTTCGCCCAGGGGGAGAAGCTGTTGTTCGATGTCAGCGCCGGCAGCGGCGTGGGGGCGTTCGACGACAGCGCGGCGACTGGCGCCAGCGGTGACGTGATGGGTGGTGCGGTGGCCTGGGCCGCGGGCGCCAACCTCGAGACCGTCTGCACGATCAAGTTGACCCCGGGCAACTCGACCGTCACCGCCTAAGCCTAGGCCACCACCGCACGCATACGCCCGGGTGGCGCGTGCGGTGGTGAGTCCTTTCACCTTGCCTGGAATCTGACGCGCTCATGAGCCGCACCTTCACCACTGCTGGATTGACCCGGGCCGCGTCGCGGCTTGGCGTCGACGTGGCGACGGTGCGGGCCGTGGCCGCGGTGGAAGCGGCGGGCGATGGGTTCCTGCCGGACGGACGCCCGAAGATCCTGTTCGAACGGCACAAGTTTTCCAGCCTGACCAACGGCCGCTTCGATGCCACGCATCCCACGTTGTCCGCCAGCAAGCCTGGTGGTTACAGCGGCGGCGCGGCGGAATACCTGCGGCTCTACCAGGCGGTGCAGCTGGACGGCATCGCCGCGGTGCAGGCGGCGTCGTGGGGCGCCTTCCAGATCATGGGATTCAACTGGAAGGCTTGCGGCGAAAAGTCGGTGATGGGTTTCGTGTTGGCCATGCACCACGGTCCCGATGCACAGCTCGCGCTGTTCTGCGAGTTCGTCATCGGCCAGGGGCTGGACAAGGCATTGCGTGCGAAGGACTGGGCCGCGTTCGCGCGCGGCTACAACGGCAGCAACTACGCCATCAATAAATACGACACGAAGCTGGCGGCGGCCTATGCCGCTGCACGGTCTTGAGGTCGATGCAACGCCAACAGGGGGCGGAGCCGTGACGGAGCAATTGAATCGCGATCTGGGTCGTTTGGAAGGAAAGGTTGAAAAGCTCGATGACGACGTTGACGACATCAAGCGAATGGTGGCTTCGATGCATCAGACGATCACCGAGGCAAAGGGCGGGTGGAAGACGCTGATCGTCATCGGGACGGTGTCGTCGGCCATCACCACGGCAGTAATCAAGTTCCTGTCCATGTTCAAAACCGGCGGCTGAATCTCCCCGGGCCAACTAAGGAAACCGCAATGCACATTCTCTTCACCCTGATCCTGGTCGCACTGATCGCCCTGGCGTGGATCTTCTACGACAAGTTCACCCGACACGGCGCGGTGCCGCTGGCAGCCGCCTGGCGCAGCTACACCATGTGGCTGAGCGCCGCCGGCATCGCGCTCGGCGGTTATATCGTGGACCTGCTGCGCTATTTCGCCGATGCCTGGGAGCCTTTGCGGTCGCAGTTCGGCGATTTGCTGGGCGCCGATTCGGCGGGCATGGCCCTGCAGACGCTCAGTGCCATCTTCCTGCTGTTCCGCATCAAGGGCCAAGGCCTGCCAGGCTTCAGCCTGCCGAAGATCCCCGACGACTCGGACCAGGCCGGCGCCTGATGTTCGTCCTGGGCCTCGCCATCGGCACTGCGCTGGGCGCGATCCTCGTGATCGGCCTGGCCGCGCTGTGCATGGACCACGGCGGGCCGCGCGGGTGAGCGCCGTCATCGCCTTGTTGGGCGGCGCCCGCGCCACGGTGTTCGCGGCGCTGTTGCTGCTGTGCACGCCGCTGGCGTTCCTGGGCGGCTGCAGCAAGGGCGCGGCGAAGTGGGAAGGCAAATACGACGCCGAAGTCGCCGCCCACGTCGCCACCCGGAAGGAACATGCCGCCGTGCTGGCCGACCTGGCCGCAAAGACCAAGGCCGTCGCCGATGCGGTAGCCGCGGCCAACGCCCTGTACAAGACCGACCGCGCCGCGAATGACGCGACGCATGCAGAGGAACTCGCCCGTGCGCAATCGACTCGTTCTGCTACTGTCCGCGCTCTGCGTGCTGGCACTGTGCAGCTGCAAGACCACTGGACCGGTTATCAACCCTTCGGCGCCCCAGGTGCAGCTTTCGCCGCTGCCGGCGGACAGGATGGCTACGCCGACCTTCGGTTCCAGGGCGCGGCAGAGGATGTTGAAGCCGGAGACGAAGCTGACGCCTGGATCGGCTGGCTCCAGCGAGAACTGATCGCGACGCGCAGCGCCGTGTTCCGTGCGGGCTGCGCGGTGGAGGCTCAACCGTGAGCCTGCTCAAGATCGAAGTCGACGCCGACAAGGTGCTGGATCGCCGGTTCACGGAGATCGAGCGGCACAA